TCTTTTTTAATTCTCTCTTTCATAAGCCTTTTGATTTCTTCTTTTGTCATGCTTTCTCCTTTGTTTGAATTAATTTAAATTAAATATGATTTGTTAAATGATTGCAACTTATTATATGGGATATATTAATATTAATTATATACCAAAAGAGACTAAATAATGTATGGCTATTACTACTGACGTATATCTTGGTAACCCCAACCTAAAGAAGGCTGGTACTGAGATACAATTTACAAAGAAACAAGTAGAGGAGTGGATCAAGTGTAAGAGTGATCCACTCTACTTTGCATGTAAATATATGCAGATCATTAACTTGGATGAAGGTCTTGTACCTTTCAAGATGTATGGTTTTCAGAAGGACATCTTAATGGACTTCCACAACAATAGGTTTAACATTGCAAAGCTTCCTCGTCAGACTGGTAAGAGCACCACTGTGGTGGCGTATCTGCTTCACTATGCTATCTTCAATGATAGCGTTAACATTGGGATACTTGCTAACAAGGCTAGTACTGCAAGGGAACTCTTAGGTAGACTACAATTAGCATATGAGAATTTGCCTAAGTGGTTACAACATGGTATACTCGTATGGAACAAAGGTAATGTGGAGTTAGAAAATGGATCAAAGATACTGGCTGCTTCTACGTCTGCAAGTGCTGTCCGAGGCATGTCGTTTAACATCCTCTTCCTTGACGAATTCGCCTTCGTTCCAAACCATGTTGCGGAGCAATTCTTTGCCTCTGTATATCCTACTATTACTTCTGGTAAGTCAACGAAAGTCATAATGGTATCTACCCCCTGTGGTATGAATCATTTCTATAGGTACTGGCATGATGCACAACGAGGTAAGAATGAATACACTGCTACTGAAGTCCACTGGTCAGAAGTACCTGGTAGGGATGCTAAGTGGAAGGAACAGACTATTAAGAACACATCTGAACAACAGTTTAAGGTTGAGTTTGAATGTGAGTTCTTAGGATCTGTTGACACTCTTATTAGTGTAACTAAATTAAGAAACCTTGTCTTTGAGGATCCAATACAAAACAATGGAAAGGGTTTGGTAATATACGAGAACCCCGTAAAAGGGAACGATTATATTATTACGGTTGATACTGCGAGGGGGATTGATCATGATTACTCGTGTTTCATTGTATTTGACATTACCTCATTTCCACATAAGACGGTAGCGAGGTATAGGAATAATGAAGTTAAACCTATGCTGTTTCCTAACATTATAATGGATGTTGCCAATGCTTACAACCAAGCATATGTTTTAATTGAGATTAATGACATAGGAGAACAGGTAGCAACTATTATGAATTATGATTTAGAATATGAAAACCTTCTTATGTGTGCTGCTAGAGGGAGGAATGGTCAGCAAGTAGGATCAGGATTCTCTGGTACTAAAACACAAATGGGTGTCAGAATGACACAAACAGTTAAAAAATTAGGTTGTTCTAATTTGAAAACTTTAATGGAAGATGATAAGATAGAAACACATGACTATGATATTATCGCAGAACTAACAACCTTTGTACAGAAAAAACAATCATGGGAGGCAGAAGATGGTTGCCATGATGACCTTGCAATGTGTCTTGTTATATTTGCGTGGTTAGTAGCACAAGACTACTTCAAGGAAATGACTGATACAGATGTGCGAAAGCGTATCTATGAGGAACAGAAGAATCAGATAGAACAGGATATGGCTCCGTTTGGTTTTATATTGGACGGTATAGATGATGAAGATGAATTTGTAGATGATGAAGGTGACAAATGGGCAAAGGTTGATGAATATGGGGATCGGTCATATATGTGGGAGTACAAGTAATGCGTGTTGTTATTGTTAGTGGTGGATTTGACCCTATCCACAGTGGACACATTGAACACTTTAAAGAAGCAAAGAAATTAGGAGACATCCTTATAGTAGGATTGAACTCTGATGAATGGCTAACTAGAAAGAAGGGTAAACCATTTATGCCTATTCAAGAAAGGTTGGCAGTTATTAGAGAATTGAGAATGGTTGATAGTGCTGTAGCATTTAATGATGATAATGATAGTTCTATTGATCTTATTAAAAAGACTCTGGTACTATTTGATGATGTTCTATTTGCTAATGGTGGGGATAGGACTCAGGATAATATACCTGAGATTTATGAGTTTGATAAAGACCCTAGAGTACAGTTTGCATTTGGGGTTGGTGGAACACACAAACAAAATTCTAGCAGTTGGATCTTAAAACAATGGAACTCAACGACCAAAACATAATAACAGTCTTAGAAGAACTGTTACCATACATCGAAGCAGATGGTGGGTCTTTACAGTATGTTGAGACCGAAGATGGTTATGTTAAGGTAAGACTTGGTGGTGCATGTGAGACATGTGCTATGAGTGTTATGACATTGAAGCAAGGTATAGAAAAGAAACTTATGATGGAGATACCTGATGTTAAAGGAGTAGTACAAGTACTCTGATGGACTTAGAAGATCAATTTGAACTTGGTAATTTATTACTGAGCGAAAGAAGATGTAGAGTCTGTGGCAGTGTCAAAAATTTAATAGAAGGATATTATATAACACATAAGAAAAGTACACACCTACCATCATCATATTCTTATGAGTGTAAAGAGTGTACTATAAAAAGAATTAAGTCTAGTAGGAAGAAAGATAATAGTAACTGGGTTTATCCAGACTGGTAGTTCATGTGCTGTTTCCCCGTTCAAAGCGTAGTAAATAATAAATAATCATATAATAAAAATGATCTATAGGGGTTAAAATAAGATGCCACTAAATCTCGCATCTCCTGGTATAGTTGTAAGGGAAGTTGACCTGACCAACGGTAGAGTCGATGCTACATCGACAAAAACTGGTGGACTAGCAGCACCGTTTGCAAAAGGACCAGTAGAGAGTCCTCAGCTCATAGAGACAGAAGCGGATCTTCTGGACACCTATGGACAACCGTATCCTAAGGACAATCATTACGAGTATTGGTTAACTGCTTCATCCTTCCTTGCCTATGGTGGGGTTATGAGGGTGGTTCGAGCAGATGACGAAGAGCTCAAAAATGGTTTCGTTGGAGGAGCAACCAGTGTTAAGATTAAAAGTCCTGAGGACTATATTAACAGTGGATATGCTGAAAACACCATTCCTGGTGTTGTATATGCTGCTAAGAACCCTGGTTCTTGGTCTAATGGAATTAAGGTAGCTACCATTGATGGATTTGGAGATCAAGTCTTAAGTGGTATTAAAACTACTGAGGTATTGGGTTATGGTTCAACAACTATTCCAATTGCTCCTATAGATCTTAAGGTTGGTTATGCTATAACACAAACAGTTCCTGCAAACACAGTTATTGCTGGTGCTGGTTCTACTAGTGTTCTTGACGGATACTTTAAAGGACAAATCGTCGAAGTCGGTAATGCTTCCATTACTGTTAAGATGATCTCCCATGTATCTGGTGGAGGTACTGAAACTGCTGTTGATTATCAGCAAGCAGGTACTTATCAGTTCTCTGAAACAGGTAACCTTGGTATTCATACTGGTGAAATAAGAAGATATGGTAGTTGGAGAGGACTTGCAGCAGGAACTTATAGTGGTCTAACCACATATAGTAGTTCTGCAGATTGGTTCGATCAACAACAAATTACACTTAATAGTGGTTTAAAAATTAAGTGGAATTCAATTGCTGACAAACCTGGAACTTCTGCATATGCTGAAGAAAGAAACGCTAGATTTGATGAACTACATGTTGTAGTTTATGATGACAGTGGTAAAATCACAGGAAACTCTGGTTCAGTACTAGAAAAATTCACCAATTTATCTAAAGCAAAAGATGCTCAGTATTCTGCTGGTTCATCTTCTTATTGGAGAAAAGTAATCGAAGTTGGTTCTGCCAATTTATTTGCTGGTGGAGCTCCTGTTGGTATTACAACTACAGGATTCTCTGACGATCTTTGGGATGTATTTGGAGATGGTGGATGGGATCAAGATGCTGAAAATGTTACTTTCAGTTCTGCTGGTAACTATGTCGGTACACTTGCTGGTGGTAAGAACTACAATGGTGTCACAGATATTAATGCTACTAATGCATTGAATCTAGACATCGGTGCTCTTTCAGAAGCATATGATTATCTTAAGAACCCAGAAGAAATAGATGTTGACTTCTTACTCCAAGGTTGTTCAAACCACGGAAAGAATGAAACACAAGCATTGGGTAATAAACTAATTGAAATTGCAGAGTTCAGAAAGGATGCTATTGCATTCCTATCACCTTGGAGAGGATGCTTCCTAAGTGCCTCTGGAGATGGTGAATCACTTCAATTGAAGACTGACACTGTAACTGACAATTTAGTTAGTTACTACTCACCAATCACATCAAGTTCATATGCTGTTCTTGATAGTGGTTACAAGTACATGTATGACAGATTCAATCAGCAATTCCGTTACATTCCAATGAACGGAGATATCGCTGGTACATGTGCTAGAAACGATATTAATAACTTCCCTTGGTTCTCACCAGGTGGAACTGCAAGAGGTGCGATTCTTAACGCAGTTAAGTTAGCATACACACCTAACAAAGTACATAGAGATAAACTGTACTCTAACAGAATTAATCCAATCATCACATCTCCTGGAGCAGGTATTATCCTCTTCGGTGATAAGACTGGATTGGGTAGGTCTTCTGCCTTTGACAGAATAAATGTTCGTAGATTGTTTATCTTCTTAGAGAAGGCAATCGCTGCTGCTGCTAAGGACATCTTATTTGAATTCAACGATGAGATCACAAGGATCAACTTTATCAATATCGTTGAACCATTCCTTCGTGATGTACAGTCCAAGCGTGGTATTCAAGACTTCATCGTAATATGCGATGAGACTAACAATACCCCTGCTATTATTGACAGTAACGAATTCGTTGCTGATGTTTACATCAAACCAGCAAGATCTATTAACTTCATCGGTCTAACATTTGTTGCTACACGCACAGGTGTTTCCTTCGACGAGGTTATTGGTAAGGTCTAATTCATTAACCCACTTTAGGTAAAAGACTAATGGCAATCAATTCCGCAAACCCACCGAAGACCTCGGAAAGGACTATTGATAAGTTCAAGTCCAGGTTAACTGGTGGTATTGCAAGACCTAATCTGTTTGAGGTAGTTCTTGCATTCCCAGATGGGACAGTAGATGAGTCTGTAAGTGACATAGAT